GAATGCATCAAGATGTTCCGTGATGCAGCTGAGCAGGAAAAGGCATGGGCGCACTATCTATTCAAAGATGGTTCGATGATTGGTCTTAATGAGTCTCTACTCAACGAATATGTCGAGTGGATTTGCAATAAAAGAATGACAGCAGTAGGTTTGCAGCCTATATATAAGAACGGATCAAATCCACTACCATGGACTCAAAAATGGATTAGTGGAGCTGAAGTCCAGGTCGCGCCGCAGGAAACTGAGATTACAAGCTATGTTAATGGTGGGGTGAAGAAAGACGTAAACACTGAAACATTTAAAGGATTTTCACTATGAGATTACTATTTAATTTTCTAGTTCTAGTATTAGCAACTGTTGGTTTTGCTCGTGCTGCGGATCAATTACCACCGAAGCCAGTCGCTTCTTGTTCGGTACAGGTGCCATATGGAACACCATCTACAGTCGCTAATCACCCTGTCATTTGTCGCACTGCTTATTTGCTCGAGCATGATCCTGTTGCCAAAATCCCAAACTGGGTCGCTTGGACTCTTACCCCAGATCATGCTATCGGGTGCGTGGCTCGCACTAATGCTTTTGCTGCCGACCAGTCTCTACCAGCTGGCGCTAGATCTGCTCCATCTGATTACGCAGGTTCCGGATATGATCAGGGGCATCTAGCCAATGATGCTGATATGTCTTGGGATAATCAGGTCGAGCACGAGTCATTCTATATGTCAAACATGAGCCCACAGCTACCATCAGTTAATCGTGGAACATGGAAGAATTTAGAGTCGGCTGCTCGTGCTTGGGTTTATCAAACTAAACATGCTCACACAATTTATGCTGGTAACGTCTATTCATCTTCCAGCAAAACTATTGGCGCTGATAAGGTAGTCGTTCCTGACTTCCTCTTTAAGATTGTTATTGATGATGTTACTAAGAAGTCATACGCTTTCCTATTCCCTCACAAGGATGGGTTAGATTCTGACTTTACAAAATATCAGGTAACAGTGGCTGACGTAGAAAAAGCAAGTGGTATTACATTTCCAGTTCCTGATGCAAAAACTGTAAAAAATCCTCCTCTTGTAGCTGATTTGAAAACACTAGCAGCGGACAAGAAGAAGCAATGCAAGGAATAAGAAATGAAAGAACCATTCCCATTTACTTGTCAAGAATGTGATGCAGAGTTTGATGTCCAATCTGATTTGTCTGAAGTAGTTGAATATTGCCCATACTGTGGCGAAATGATTTACGAAGAAGATGAAGATGAAGATTATTGGGACGAGGATGAAGACGAAGAGTGAGTTACGAAAATCCGTGGTTGTATAACGGACAAATCGTGGACTCTGAATTGCTTGATGAATATTTGGGCTTCGTATACATTATAACCAATCTTACAAACAATAGAAAATACATCGGCAAGAAGTTGCTGAAGAGAACCAAAACCAAACAGGTTAAGGGTAGGAAAAAACGCACGCTCGTCGAGAGCGATTGGAAGTCTTACTATGGTTCTAATAAAGAGCTTCAAGCCGATGTTGAATCTGTTGGTGTTCATAATTTCAAACGAGAGATATTAAGATTGTGCAAAACCAAAGGTGAGTGCAATTATTATGAAGCGAAACAACAGTTTTTGCTTGACGTATTAGAAGATGTAAGCTATTATAATAGCTGGATTCAAGTGAAGGTTCACAAAAAACATTTGCCCACGTAACCCAATGGCAGAGGTGAAGGACTTAAAATCCTTTCAGTGTCGGTTCGAGTCCGACCGTGGGTACCATTTTTGGAGATTGTTATGATTAAAGATATCGTTGCTATGTTCTATACTCCTCTTTACATTTTTCACTTCCCACGTCATGGGGAGCTGAAGTATGATACAATGAATTTTGTAAAGAACGATAGCTTGTATTCGGATTATAGCACAGCTCCTCATATCAAGTTGAGTGGTCCTAATCTTCATAAAGAACAGATTATGAAGCCATACTACTATTTCATGATGGACTGTTTGAATTATGTTATGGATGATTTAGGATACGCCCAAGAACAATCTATCACTTCTATGTGGGCTACTCGTCAAGAAAGAGGAATGTTTCACCACCCACATAAACACGGTAATACATTCCTTGCTGGTGTTTATTACCTACACGGTAGCGATAAAACTTTCGGAACTTCTTTCTTTAATCCAGATAATCTTTTACAGATATCCCCAACTCTAAACTTAAATAAGAAAGAAAGATTAACCGCTCGTTATTCTAATCCATTTGTAGAAGGTGACTTTATTGTTTTCCCAGCATGGACTTTACACAACACTCCGACACATGTTGATGAAGAGCCAAGATATATTCTTGGTGTTAACTCTATGCCTGTCGGTAAAACGGTCGACGAAGTATATGATAGATTTAACTACCCAGACGCAGCCTCTACAAATCTAGATTTCAATCAAGAAGAATTTAATAGGTATCAAAAAGAAGCATTCAAATGAGAAAAAAGTTTGACCTAGAAGAAATTAAAAATTTTATTCGTAATACCTCTGAAACTACTGCAATTTATATCGGTGTTGACTCCGAAAGATATAGAAAAAAGAAATCACAAATTTGGATGGCAGATTATACACTCGCTGTCGTTATTCATCATGATGGCTGCAGAGGTTGTAAAGTATTTGGTGAAATCGTTACCGAACGTGATTATGACCAAAAGATGGATAAGCCAGCAATGCGTTTGATGAACGAAGTAATGAAAGCAGCACAGCTTTATCTTGACTTGGCAGAAGCGATTGGCGATCGTCACTTTGAAGTCCATCTTGATATCAACCCAGATATGAAACATGGTTCTTCTTGTGTAGCTCAACAAGCAGTTGGTTATATTCGTGGTATGTGTAATGTTGTTCCTATGATTAAACCAGATGCATTTGCTGCTTCTTACGCAGCTGATAGATTGAAGGATATTCTTGCAGCATGATGGATTGTTTGATTGCTGGCGATAGCATCGCTGTTGGTATTACTGATTACAGAAAAGAATGTGTTGCTCTTGTTAAGAGCGGAATAAACAGTAAGCAATGGAATGTTGCTTATATGAATAGACCATTTTTTGATATGATGGAATATCAAACTGCTGTCATTAGTCTTGGTACTAACGATAATGCTTATGTCGAAACATATGAGATGTTAGATGAGATCCGAGGAACCGTAAAAGCTAAAACAGTTTTTTGGATTATGCCAGCAATCAACAAACATGTTCAAGATGCGATTCTTAAGATTGCTAGACAAAATGGAGACAAAATTGTCTATATCAAAGATCTATCTAAAGATGGCATTCACCCAACTTCAAACGGTTATAAGTGGTTGGCGTACGAAACGAAATAAGCTCGGGAAGCATAAGTGGTATATGCCCGCCGCTCATAACGGTGTTACAGTGAGTTCGAGTCTCACCCCGAGTACCATTTTCTGTTTTCTTTTCGTGTTACTTACAGTTAATGCTGAAGCGAAAACAAATAAATATCAAGCTAAAGCGAGTTGGTATCAATCAGGTAGCATTACTGCTGATGGTAGTAAATATGATCCTGACGGTTATTCTGTTGCGCATAGAACTTTACCTTTTGGAACTATCGTCATATTAACAAATCCCAAAACAGGAAAATCTATTTGGGCGATTGTTAATGATAGAGGTCCATATATAAAAGGCAGAGAATTAGATGTGTCTCGAGGCGCTGCTATAGCTCTTGGTTTTTTCCATACTGGAGTAGCCAAATTGGTTATTGAAGTTCTTGAAAAAAATAAACAGGAGAGAAGGCACAAACGGAAAGATGAAAACAATAATAAAACACATCTTCGGAAATATTGACGAATACGACTTACAGGTTTACAAACTATCACTAGATTTAGAAGGTGCTTCGGAAAGAGACGCACTCGAAGAAGGTTGGGGTATACAAAACGGTGAATGGTATTCTTCGCGTATGGTAAGACTCAATCTTTCGAAATATACTAAAGAACCAAAACCGATAAAAGAACATTCATTTACAATAGCAGATAATACTTATCCGAGCGAACAGATACAGAGAGTATTTGATGACTTTGTTACCGCTAGAAATTTTACACCACTCTATAACATATCATCTGACATTGATAGAGTTAAATGGCTACTTGTTCACAAAGGCGAGAGACTCGTTGCGTTTACTAAGTTCATCATTTATGATGGTGGAATAGAGAGTCAGTTTACTGCTTGGGATTATGCCGAACCAAAATTATCTCTCGGTATAAAGATAGTTGATTATGAAGTCGAGTATGCAAAATCTCTAGGATACGATTATCTCTACATTGGTCCTGGATATAGTAAGT